ATGAAATAATTTTGTAGCAGGTGATTTACATACATCTTTAAACCAGTCTAAAACTTTTTTACGATCCATGTTAGGACCCTCACCATGAGCAATAGGGTAATAACCTTTCCATCCATCTACAGCAACAGCTATACCTACAACTTCACCCTTACCTATAATGGCCCCTGAACCCTGTTTCTTTAAATCTGGATCTCTAGTTTCTAAGTCAATTGCAATTTCATCTGCTTTTCTTAAATCCGGAAACTCTGTAGGAGCTACCCATTCTGTAGTTGGTATCAACATTATTTTTTACCTTTTGTATCTTTCATTGTTTTAATTTGTAATTCACAGTAATGAATTATTTTCTCAAGGTCTTGTATTCCCGCTTTGTTTTTATAGCGACAAACATATTTGATAACATTTCCTTGAAAAAAAGAAAGATCATTTTTAGAAATAAATTCATATGGTTGAATATAAAAATCTTTGTAATGTGATCCTCCAATTTGTTTATCTTGTGGAAATGAATCTTTAAATATATCTTTATGTGTCATTTTAATACCTCCATTATGTTAATAATAAAAAATGTTAATGTAATTGTTATTAATATATCTGATGTAATTATTCTCATAATTTGTACTCGTTTCTTTTTAGGTTAGCTTTTAGTTTATATAAATTATTTCTGGCACGTGTTATTCCAACATACCAAACTCTGTGTTCTTCATCGTGCTTGTCTATACTTTTAAGCATAGCTTTTTTTATCTTATTGCCTATGTCTAGACATAAAATTACATTATCTTCTTCACCACCTTTACTAGCATGAATAGTTGATATAGATATTCTAGCATCTTCATCTAAGTTTTCTCCATTATCAATCATATTTTTTATATAAAATTTTTCTTTTTCATCAGCCTCTTGAAATGCATCAAACCATTCAACTTGATGATTCCATTTTTCACTTCCAATAAATTCATTTATGTCTTTAATATCTTTTTCTTCTAATATTTTACCCATACACCAATAAGTATATTTCATGGCAGCTTTATATAATCTGACCTTAAAACTTTTTTCTTTTTTAACTTTAAAATATAAATTTCTTTTTATTAGTTCTTCTTTAATAGAACTTAATCTTGAAAGAGTTCTAGTTAATATTAACCACTTACCCGTATTTAAATTTATTTGATCTAAATTATTTATATTTTCACTACTGCCTTCAAAATTTCTAGGGTAATAATTTTTATCTTTTCTTACACCTAAAATTTTACTGATTGGTATATCTGATTCTTCTTGAATAGTTTTAGATATTCTTTTTGAATATTTTAATACTTTTTCTTTTGCAGGTTCTTCTATAAATCTTTCTACATTAGCACCAGCCCAAGCATAAATAGCTTGGTCATCATCTCCTGCTAAATAAATATCATTTGCACATTCTTTTAATTTATCATACAGCTGCCATTGTAATGGAGATAAATCTTGTGCTTCATCTATAAAAATAACTTTAAATTTAGGAAGATTTTGTTTGCTTATTAAATTTTTAATCATGTCATTAAAATCTAATAGTTTTCTTTTTTCTTTATATACTTTTAAATTGTCGTCAATGTATTTTAATAAATGCCATTTTATTTCTTTACTATTGTGTTCATTTCTATCAAATTCTTCTCTAATACTAACGTCCCTATTCATAGCTTTACCTATCATTTGAAAGTAAGGACTATCACAATTTAAATAAGACACTTCTTCTTTGTTATATTTATCATGGTACTTAACTTTTATATTTAAAAGTTTACCTAATTCTTCATAATGAAAAGGTTGCATTACATCTTCTTCATTTAATGTTAATTGATGATATGCAAAAGAATGTAACGTTTGAAAGTACGGAAGTTTTTTATCTTCTGCAGGCATTCTATTTTTAGCTTCTGTAGCTGCTTTTTTAGTAAAAGCAAAGTAACCTATTTTATGTAATGGTGTACCAATTCTTACATAAGCTTTAGCTCTAGATATTAGTTTATATGTTTTACCTGTACCTGGTGGTCCATAGTATTTATATATCATTAAACAATATCCTTTTCGTCTTCTATATCTACAATTTCTTCAACATCTTCTTCTTCTTTTTCAAAAAGATATAATGGTATTACTGCACAACCTCTTACACCTGGGTATGCTTTACCTGTTTTTTTATCTTTACCTGGATATCTTTTTCTTTGATCAAATTCAGGTTTAGGTTGACCTTCATATTCTTCTTTATCAAATAATTTTTCAATCATGTGTGAAGTTCTAGAAGAATCTTTTTTCCATTCTCTATCTTTTAAGTAACTATAAAATTCATCGTAAACAAAGTATGCATAGACTTCATCTTTAAAAACGTTTCCACTTTTAAATGAATGATAATTAGTTGCTTTTGTTTCATTAATAAAATTAGTTAAGTGTTTTGTTAATATCTCATAAGGCCTGGTTCCTGGAGCCGGTTGCACTGTATCTTGTGTATCTAATAAAGCATTTATCATTGCATGAAAGTCCATTGCTTTAATAGGTGGAGGAAATATGTCAGCCTGAGCCATAATTAAACCTCTTAATTCTTTTTGATCTTTTAATTTATTTACATCTTTTGCATGCACGGATACCGAATCACCTTTTTTATTTTCTACAGTAAGATAGTATTCAGGGTCTGGTTTAAAATCTACTTTGATTAGATTAGTCATCAATGGCCAATCTATTTTTTTATCCGATATAATTCCAAATTTTCTTTTTACACATTCTGATTTAACACAAACTGGTGAAAGTAATTCATCGCTACAAGTATGACCTTTTTCTTGTTTCTCCCAGTTTTTTATTTTCATTTTAATATGATCATCGGTCCAAGTTTGATTGAACTCAAAATAATTTCTACCTGCTTGTAAAACCTTATTCTTCCAATCATCTGAATATTTTTTTTTAGAAAAGACCATGTAGTTATATAAAAACCTATCACGACCATCTTTCATTTTGTTTTTTGATAATATCTCTAGACATGGTGGACCATCCTTAAATTCTTCTGCTCCTCCAGTTAATGCTTTTTGAATAAGATTATCAGATAATTCTTTTAATTGTTTTGAATCTACCTTATTTAATTCAACACATTGTAAAAAAATATCAAAAGGTATTTCATTACCTGATGGGTCTAATGCAACTCTTTCTTTTTTACCAAAATATGGAAGATTAATAAAGTTACCATTCATTTTTTGTCCATCAGTATTAGAACCTAACTTAGTTTGTTTAGGAAATATTTCTGTATTGATAGGTAGTTTAAATAAAAATAATACTTCTTCTAAAAAATCTTTTATTACTTTTGCTCTTACTAATTCTTTTGTAAATAAATATAAATGAAGACCACCGCTTTTTGATTTAACTGGTATTAAAGGTAATTTTTTTTCTTGAATAATATCTAAATATTTTTTTATATTTAAATCTTTATATATTTTTGGATCTATATCTATTGCACCAAATCTTGCTAAATCATTATCATCACAAGGTTGAATACCAATAGATTTTTTTCCATCTAAATGTTCTTCATAATCTTTTTGAGTAATGGGTTTGCCGGCCCAACCATAATCACCGGAATTAAATTTTATTTTACCTGTTTGTGGATCTTTATATCCTCTTGCAATATTACAAAATCCAAAATCTCTCTGCAAACCTGTAAAGCAATTTGTAAATTGAGTCATGTCTATTCCTTATTCTTTATTTTTTATTATTTGGGCGAACACAGTCTCCCGTATTCGCCCATTCTCCGAAGTATTCACTTAGTGAATTATACAATATCCTCAGTTTGAGGTTTGTTGTTTTTCTCGTACTCAGGTTTAGCCGCACCTTTAGATACAGTTTTTTGTAATTCCTGCGCCATCATGTACAAGTCAGCATCCTCTTTCTTAGATACATCTAATGATCTGTTCATAGATGGTTTATAGACATGCCAGCTTTTACTTCCTGCAACTTTACCCACAGTTTTTAAATTATAAACTGCTGCATAAGCCGCTGGATTGTAAACACCTTTGTCATCTTTAAATCTAAGATTTTTAATCAACTGATTTAATTCTCTCGCAGGTGTTAAGTTAGATGATCTCATAGTAATTACCGCAGGTCTAGGCTCATCACCTAAGACTACTACATAAAAGTATGCAGTTTTTTCTAAGTAGTTACCATTTGACAATCTCCACTTACCATTTCTCTCTTCTTGAGCATCCTCAGGAATAGATAGATGTGTTGTGACAGGAGGCGCTGCTGTGTCCCCCATCTCTTGCCATTCTGGATATCTTGTTTGCACATGTGCAACAATAATATCCACACCTTTTTCACCATCCATTAATGTACCTAGACCTTTAGCATAAATCATACCAGGCTTAGAACCTTCTACAAATTTAGCATTAGTTTGATTACATTCAGGGGATAGTTGATGTAGGATTTTCAAGATCGGAGTTGACATATCGTCCGATTTGATTTCTTCACTACCTCTTCCAGAGTCTCCTCTTAGATTGATAGTAGATAATGCACCTGCATTATCTTTCTTAGTCATAGCATTTGTATTTGCCATATATTTCTCCTTATTATTTATTTTTTATTTTTTATAGAAGTTTGATTCCCATCAAACGTCCAGAATAGTTCTGATGGAACTTCACGACCCTTGTCTTTCCATTCCTTCATAACTACTTTGAGTGTCTGAGGGTGAACTTTTTCCTCTTGGATAGGTTCATACCCTTCAGACCTCGCAAGGGTAGCATAAGCTACAGCCTTGTTATCTTCGCCTTGGCCAAATGATACAATAATATTATTTTTTACTATATCACCTAAACCTTGGTCACGAAGCCATTGATGTGCCTCAGCTTTTTTGTCTGCTTTTATAGTGGCACCATAAATATCTTTTATAGTTAATTCTGAACCATCTCTTAATTTTAAAGATTTTAAGTTCATGTCTTCCATTAACTTTGGAATAACTATACAACTAAAATGTTTTTCATCATTCTTTAAATCCTTAGCACGATCTTCTAAAGATTTTATTTCCGATTGAATTGATTTTAATTTCTCAACTTCCGTTGATAATTTTTCCGGATCTAAAACATCTGTTTGATCTGGAGCATCTTTTCTTAAGTCTACTAACATATATTAACTCCTATTATTTTTATCTTTTTAACTTTCATGGATGGAATAATAATAGCTGTTAAGCTATTTGTCAAGTCTATTTTTGAAATATATTTATTTCTATAGGATAATAAGTTTTTTCTTGTCTGTCCCATTTTAGTAATTTAAACTTACCATTAGTCATTTCTGACGCAATTGCACAAGTAACACCAATAATTGCAGGATCACCATTTAATAATAAATAATCATCTTCAGTAAAATTTTTTAATTTTTGTCTAATACTAAAAATAAAAGGTCCTGGTGAAAACATCATTTGTTCTAATGCTCTAAACATTATCTCAATTTCGCCATATTTTTTAGCACCTATAATATTATATTTAGGTTGACCTGTTTCTCTATCCAAAGGGATATCTTGTAATAAATAAACTTTGCTCATTGACTTTTTCCTTTTTTTAAAGTAGTATTCTATCTAGAAAGAAAAGTAAAGCATATTATGGATATTATAAATTATAAGTTTAAGACTAAACCTTACGAACATCAATTAGATGCGTTAAAAACATCTTGGGATAAAGAAAATTTTGCGTACTTCATGGAAATGGGTACAGGTAAATCTAAAGTATTATTAGATAATGCCGCTATATTATATGATAAAGGCCAAATAAATGGCCTCCTTCTTATTGCACCTAAAGGTGTTTATAAGAACTGGTATGATCAGGAGGTGCCTATACACTTACCTGATCATATCTATAAAAAAATGGTGTTATGGAAAACATCTGACAAAAGTAAAAAACAAAAACAAATTTTAAATACTTTATTTGAAACAGGAACAGACCTTCATATTTTAATTATGAATGTAGAATCTTTTTCGTCAGGTAATGGAGCAGAGTTTGCACATAAATTTTTGTCTTGCCATAA